TCACCTACTGCTAATACAAATAAAACAACAGTAGAGTTTTCTTCCACCTTCTTAGTAGCTTCTGATTTAATTAAACCTGATTTTCCTAAAAAGTCTGATGCTTCTGGAATAGCACATAAAAGTCTATAACCTTTTGGAATAGGAAGTTGTAAACCTCTTTCTTCAATTGGTATATCTTCTGGTGCTGGTGCTGCATCAATCTTTGGTACTGCAAGGGGTCGGCCATCTGGACCAATTAACCCTTGATTTAACGTAAGCACGTTATCATTCATCAAATGTCTCCATTCTTTGTGCGAGATCTGCAATTAACCCTTGTACAGTGAGTAGACCTCGAATATACCCACATGCATGTTGGTACGAAGCAAAATCTTTTGCAGCTCCGTCCCCAATTCCTTCTAACATCTGTTTGCGTCGTTCTTCTATCTGAGACATTAATAGTTGAAGCGTTTGATCCATTTATTACTCCTTAGGTTGTTGTTTATTTATACTATCTTGGATTTCCTTTTCATGTTTCATTTGTGCTAAAGATAACTGATGCTCAGTATTTTTATGTACTTGCTCAGCACCAAACTTCATACCTTCATGTAACATTTGAGTTTTAATCTTAGCTTGGTCCATAGCTACTTGAGTGTCAGTTTTCTTATTATCCATAACAACCTTAGCGCCTAATGTAGCACCAGCAATTTTCTCTTGAGAAGTTAATTTCATTTTCTCTAACTCAATTTTTTGTTGTTCATGTTGGATTTCAGTTTGGAGTTTTTGTTGTTCCATCTGAATTTGAGCTTGAACTTGTTGAGCCTTGATTTGAACTTCTTGTTGTTTAATTTGAAGTTCTTGTTGTTGCATTTGAATCAACGGATCTTGAGCTTGTTGCTGAGCTTGTTTTTGCTGTTGTTGTGCTTGGTTATTTTGTAATAACTGTGAAGCCGCTTTAGATATGAGTTGAGATAACTGAACTTCTTCATCAGGAGATAATTTCTTATCAGGAGCTGGAAGTCCTACACCTAACTGTTGTTCAATTTGTTTTCTATATTCAAAGCCAATATGTTCTGCAATATGAGCTTGTGCTGCTGCCATCATTGCTTGTGCCTGTGGGTTTTGACCAAGTGATTGCATAATGATAGGATCTTGCATTGCAGCTTGGTGCACTTGAATATGAGCTTGATGGTCTTGGTATATAAATGCCTTAACTGGTTTTAAATTAAATATAGCCATGTTCTCAGATACAGGATCGTGCGGTAGTTGTTCATCCGCTGCAGGAATAAGTTTACCAATATTCTTAACGCCCAACACTTCTAACATTTGCTTATTGAGTTCGACCATATCATAGATTTGTGGATTTGCTTGTGCCATTTGCATGACCGCTTGATATTGAACTACTTTTTGTGACATTGTTGCAGCGTTTGGATCAGATACAGGTATAACTTCTACACAGTCGTAATCTGATTGTTTAGCTTTTCTATCTCCTACATCAGGATCATAGCTATATTCTCTAGGTGTATAATCACGGATAATGCCTGCAAGTAATTTAAACTCTTGTTTCATAGCATAGTGAATACGAGCTTGAACAGCGCTCATCACTTTTAAAGTACGTTCTAGAATTGCTAGTGTTGTACCTACTGGAGAGTTTGCTGACATATCGGATACTTGTAAATCAGCTGCACTTGCAAACCGTCTACCTTCGTCAATGATTTGGTTCATTAACATACTTAATACTTGACTTGGTTCTTTGTATGGAAGAGGTAAGATGTTATCTCTGATAGAACCACTTGGCACATCCACATCCCTAAACTCACCTGGAGCAATAGGTGTATCATCGCCTTTAATTCGTAGCCCCCGTGACTTGAGACCACCAGGTAAATTACTTAGTGTACCTGCATCTACTAACTGACGAAGTATCATTGTACCTGACTTAGCAAATGCTCCGATTAAGTGAATTAAACCAAAACAATAAAAGCCAAAACCTGGTATGTAACCATAATGGACGAAGTGTTGACGCTTTAACATCATCTCATCTTCAGGGTCCCAGTTACGACGAATAGATAATATAGCGCCTGTACCTTTTTCAATTGTCACTACGTATGGTAGTGCAATACCCGTTGGATGTCCGTCTTTGTCTACATCTTCAAAACCTTCTAAGTCTAGGTTAACATGCATCTCTAAGATTTGGTATCGGTCATCGTTAGACGCATTGAATCCCATCTTCTCTGCAATCTTTTTCTCAACTTCATCAATATCGTTTGCAGGTTCACCTAAGTCAATATCACGATAGAACCCAGCAACCATAAGTTTACGTAACTCATTCTTAGTCTTACGCATTCTATGTGTTACACGTTCTGCTGTTTCTAAATTAGACGCGCCATATGGAACGACGATATCTTCTGCTGGAATAAACACAGCTGCTTGACGATCCAATGATGGATCAAAATAAATTTTCTTGAACGCATTACCTGCTAACCCTAGTCCCCATAACATACGTTCATGTTCAGGTCTATACTCTGGCATCTTCTCGGTTAACTGATAGTTCATATCTTCTTTAACACGTTCTGCCGCATCTTCTTTTTCTGGGGTATCTTTACCTACAATCTTTGTCTTGACAGGACCCGCCGCTGGAAACGTTTCCATCATAGTCTCTGCTTGGAATTTAACTAATGCCTCAGTCATTAACGGATGGTACACATTGCATGCACCTGGCCATGGTTCTGTTCTATCTTCTACTTTCATACCAAGTAGTTCAAGTCCATCTACGTAAGTATCTAGCCAATCTTTACGAGCTGAGATATCTGCTTCGTATTCACCGAGTAAATCACCTGATAATTCTTCTAATACACCTTCGTCAAGATGTTCAGCTAAGTTATCATTAAAGTCTTCAGACGTTTCTTGTTGACGTCCAATATCAATTTCCATTCCGTCAATGCCGATGTGCACTGCTTCTGGATCTACAACCTCGATTTCAATATCAGGTTGACCTTGTGCTAATTGTTCTAAACCTTGAGGTGCTTGGTATAAACCTTTATCTATATTTGCCATACGTTATCCTTTTTTAAATATTTTCACGAATTCATGCAAGTTAGGGTATTTTTCTGCGTCTAGTTCACCTTGATCGTATAGATTTGCGCACTCTATAGATCTCATTAAGAATAAGTCTAACTCGCTTAATGAACCGTCCGGATTTTCTAATGCATTGGGTCTATCTAATTTACTAAATAGTTTTACTAATCTATCTACTTCAGGTCCAAATGTTTGTTCTACTTTCCAACTTGTGTATGATAAACACCCAGTCTTGTAAGCATTTGTTCCATATATAGAATGTAAACCGCCAGCTAGCGCTAGTATATCATTAGCCCCTACAGATTTTAGTATGTGAAACACCCGTATCAAGTGATCCATCAACGATCCGTTCTTATGAGGCTTCTTATCAGCACCAATTTCTTTTAAGAACTCTGTTAATAATTCTTCAGCTTCATAGATTGCTTTGGGGTCTATCGTTGCTTTAAACATTAACGTCGTTCTAACTTTACTACATATCCTAGATATAGCTGCCGCTTTGTGGGGTATAGTTCCTGGGAATGAAACTACTTTGCCATAACTAGGTATAACTGATTTAATAATTTCTGTTTTAAGTGGGTCATAGAACATTGTCTCGCCACCCCAATTTGCATTCCAATCATCTAAGTAAATTACTATAGTATGATCCTCTTTACGTTTAGTATCTGTATGAATATAGCCTTCTGTACCAAATGTATGTCGATTAGAATAGCAGCGGATAAGTGTTGCTTTATCTTTATATAGTTTATTATTTAAATCTTTCCATACTTCTTTAAATGCTTGTGGTAATCTATCTTTTATTTCTGTTGTATTTGTAATAGCGGTTTTAGCAATGTCTACATTCCAATGTCCAAACTGCATATCTGTATTAGATGGCCAACCATAAACCCAGTTAGCTTTGTCTAACCATGCATGACATAGTTTTAATTTATCACGTGGTATTAAATTGTCTTTAATCTGTATCATTATCTACTGGGTCCCATCTTGTTTTAAAATGCCACCATTTCTTTCTTAACCTCTTCATTTCTAAATCTAATCGTGCATGTTTGTCTGAAGATCTAAGTCTAAACCACCGCCTTAATAAAAGCTTACCGCCTACTCGTTTAGCGCCATAAATAATCATTCCTTATCCTTATCTTTATTCATCGTATGAATATGTTTTTCTTTTGGGATGGTAAAGATTTCAATCGGTATATCTTTTCTTTTGTAGGCATTGTCACGACCTAATTTATATCCCGCTATCCATGCTTGCCACATCTTTTCATCATCATATTTAAGTTCACACATGCTAGGACTTTGTAAAAATACTCTTTCATACCACCATGTAAACTCTTCATTTGGTTCTGGGTTCATACTAAATACAACCTATTCCTACTACCTTTATAACTTGCTATATCTTCAGGTTCATCACTTGGTAATCTAATAAACCCACCTTGTCTAAACCGCATTAATGCTAGTGTTGTCGAGTCAACCAAGTCATCATTAGCACCACTTGGAAAGTCATTACATTCTTCTACAACTTCTTTTGCCCATCGTCTATCGGGAATCCAAACAATTCCACTTCTGAAAAGATCTGATACTGCATTAACTCTTGATATTTTGTCTTGCCCTTTACCAGGAGTAAACTCACCCACAGGTATACCCATGCGACGCATCTCTTGATAAAGTACAGCACCGTTAGATTTCTTTTCCACAATGAATGCATCAGGTTCCCAATCTTTATATTCACGTATGACTAAATCTTTTAACTCTGGATACTCCAACCGTTCCTTAATAGAGTTTAAAAGAATAATGTTATAGTTATTTGTTTCTTCATTAAAAAAGACGCCCCAAGTCGTGAGCGCGTTATAGTCCGCTCTATTGTTTGCTTCTTGTGCTGCGTCTAAACTCATGATGGTGAACTCACATTGAGGAGGCATATCTTTCTCCCATATGTTCCACCATTCTCTTTTAATTAGTGCACCTTCTTCTGATGTAGGATTTTGTAAATACTGCGCATTCCAGTAACGTACATCAAGTGCTTGTTTCTTAGCTAATAATTCTTCTAGTGGCCAGAACTCAGGCCATAAACTTTTTTCTTCACCATTTTTATCTTCTATGATCGCTGGGAACTCTACTACTTCCCACTCTTCCGATCCTTCATTCTTTACCATCTGATTAACAATCTGCCCAGTTAAATCTAACTTAGACCATCTTGTCATTACTACAATAATCGCTCCACCAGGCATAAGACGCTGAAGAGGACCAGACTGAAACCACTCATAAGCAGGTAGAAAAACATCCGGACGTCCAAGCTTCGCATCCTGTTCTGAATGAGGATCATCGATAATAAAAAGATCGGCGCCGCGCCCAGCAAGAGCGCCCCCCACACCGATAGCAAAGTACTCGCCATTAAAATTAGTCCCCCATCGTGATGCACTTTTACTGTCCGCCTGTAACTCTACTGTAGGAAATATATCTTTATACAACTCACTACCAACAAGGTTACGCACACGGCGTCCAAAATTAACAGCAAGGTCAGCAGTATGTGACGCCATAATAATTTTCTTATCTGGGTACTTTCCCAAAAACCAGGCAGGAGCAAGATATGATATAAGCTCAGATTTCCCGTGCCTTGGAGCAATGTTAACAATGACTCTCTTCTTTTTGCCTGCAGCAATGTCTTCAAAGATTTGAGCCAAGTGCTTATGGTGTGCACCAACTTTATAACCAGGATATACATGTTTAACAAAATCTAAAAACCTAACCTTTCCTACTTTTTGTGTTAATTTTTTATCGTACTCTGCTAACTCTAATTCAGTCTTGCGTTTCATTTCCTCAGTCATATGAGGAAGCGCATTCTTTAATTTAATAATATCTTCAGGTGTTAACTTTCTATTCTTCATCAACAACTTCTTCTACATCTATAATCTTGCCTTCAATACTTGCTAATGTTTTTAATAGACTGTCTTCTACTTCTTCCATAGATTTAGATATGTGTGTAATTTCTGATTTACGTTTGAATGCATCTACACCGTCTACTTCACCAATCGCTTTTAACGCAGCAATCTTATCCTTATCATTCTTAGCTCCCTCTGCTAGGCGAACTAAATTATTAACGACGTACATCTTAAATTCTGCTAAGTCTTTCACAATCATACAGTTACTTTGTGCAACGAGTCCTGCTAGGAACGCCATCGTTTCATTTGGGTAGTGGGCAAACTCAGGTCTTATATCAGGATTACTTATCATCTCTTGTGCTAACCTAGTAGCTTCTCTAATATCATTCTTATCAGGTTCTATATTGTCACCTTTTAAATCTGATATTAACTTTATAGTACTGGCTCGCATTTTAATTTCTTCATCGACACTTAGTTCGGGCATAGCATCAGAAGCATTTTTAGGTAAAGGAACATCCTCATCGATGTCAGGCATCATGATTACTGAATTAAATCCGTCGTCTTCGGGAACTTCTTGTATCTTTTTACTTACCATGTGTCGCTGATTACACCTTTGAATAGAATTTTGCAGCTATTGACATAATATAACCAATAATGTAGTACCATACAATGTTTAATTTGGTATAATATATTCATCCCCCACAAGAGTAAAACCTATGAAAACAACGCTCACTCCAAAGAACTTAGAGATACTCTATAATATGGCATGTCAATTGCCGCCTTTTAATAAACTTAAAATGCCTAAGTCTTCAAAGGTTAGATTTGTAGTTATTAAGAATCCAGGTATTTATGGATGTTTTGATGAGATTGAAATGGAAATACATATTAGTAGGGCTTCATGTGGACACTTTACAACTATATTCCAAACCCTACTTCACGAGATGGTTCACTTAGCTCTCTACGTTCGAGGCGATAAAGACTTTGATGAACATGGACCTAAGTTCTTACGTATTAAAGATGTTTACTCAGAGGTTTATAACTTCGACCCTAAAGCTATTTAGTTTTCATTCTTTGCCTGTATTTTGTTGTTTTGAGTGAAAACCAGGCAAACCTTTTAAATCTGATGTTTCTTTAAATACTCTATAGCCTTTTCTAATACTTCTATACTTTCTAAAGCATTACCAATTACAAGATTACAATTACTACATAGTAGTTCTCTTATTTTATTTGTTGTATGGCAGTGGTCTACTGCTAGGCTTATTTGTTTTTTTCCTACAAAATTATCTTTATTGTGTTTACCACATATAGCGCAGCATCCTTCTTGGGTATGGTACATATCTTCATATTGTTCTAAAGATATTTTATATCTTACTTTTAAGTTCTTACGTTTCTTCTTAAACGATTCTTCTATAGTTGGCATACATCCTCCTCAAAGTATTAAAGGCATTCTATCAGAGTTTTCAAATTTTTGCGCAAAATATTTTTTGATTTGCCTATTTTTTAAGCAACCGGGGTACTTCCCTATTTCAGGGTTTTGAATTTGTGCCTACTATTTGTGTAAGACTAAGTGCATAGGGCAACGGGACTCCTTCTTAAACTTTTGGGTAGGTGGGTATAGGGTGGGTTACATAGTCCATCAAAGTTCACTTTGCTTGACAAAATCGTTGTATGGCTCATAATTATTAATACGGGGTCACAACGATAGATGACATTTATACGGAGTATTACAAAATGGTTACATCAGTAAAAAATGAAGTTATTGCAAGTTTAGTAGAAGGTTCATCAGTTGCAGAGTTTTATACAATAGGTGAACGAGCATTTACAACTGAGTCCACAAAAGTAGACTTAGCAACTAAGTGTTACAATGCGTGTGCTGAGTTTTACATGGTAACACCTAGCAAGTTGCCTGTTATGATGTATCAAGGTTTGAAAAGTGGTGTAGTTGATGCTTATTCAAAAGGTGATGAGGGTAAAGCTAATGAGTGTTATTTAGCTAAGGTTGAAAACAATTGGACTTATATTAGCAAGGCTAGTTATGAAAAGCATACAGGTCACAAAGTCCATGCTAGTAATAATTGGTTAGCAACTACT